GTATACTGACATATTAGCTACCTCTTTGGTTTGCGGCACGTGCTAGATTACGGCCTACTTTTTTCATGTCGATTGATTTAACTGTGCGAGCTTTACCACCTTTAGATACGCCACCGTCTTGTGGTAGTTTAGCACCATCAATACCTAGTTGTTTACCTTTAGTTTTACCTTTGGTGTTAATACCTTGTGCGCCTGATTTAAATGCCATTTTATTTCTCCTAAGTTGTTGTTACTGTTACTGTACCTACTTGACCTTCGGCCACTAAATAATTAACCTCTAGATTAAATGGGTCACTTAATCCAACTGGATTCCAGCCCCACTGTATTATCCTACTACCTTGTAACGGAACACCTGTCGCGTCTGGATCAACGTTTGTTGTTTCCGTTAATTGTAACCCATTTAAGCCTGATTGGTAATAGCTTGTATCTGGGCGAGGGTCTCTAACTGCTTGCGGGTCATTAACTGGGTACATACCTAGTTGTAATTGTGGTTGATCCGGTTCCCAACAATCTTGGCACACAAGAATATTAACATTTTTAGTCTTAATAACCAACCGTTTAAGCTGCGATAATTTATATCTAAATCCGCATCTATCGCATTGGGATATTGCAAACTTACCACTTGAGTATTTACTAGCCATAACTTACCTTATGAACTGCATTCTAGGTGCTAAGCGAATAGCCGCTTTTTCTCTATCCTCGTCAGCCGCGTTCTGGAAAGTCTCTTCGTATATTGCTTTTAACATCTCTACTCTAGGTAGTGCTTCCGGTATCTTCATACTTAAATGATACGCTAACCCTGCAACCATAGCAGGTAAGAACCTAAACGGAATGTCTTGTGTATTTGTACCGCTTGAGCCAGCGTCTTGGATTCGGCGTAGACGATAGTATACTAGTGTGTAGTAGTTGTTTTGTTCAGGAACTGGCCAGACGCTCACGTTAGGTACGTTTGTTACTGTAACTGATGCGCCAGCTGTGTGTGCAGCTGCAAGGGTGTTTTGTTGGCCACGGCCTAGGTTACTCAATGTGCCTGCAGATGACGTTGTTGATTTAGCCAAATTGCTGTAGCTGATGATTTCATTATCTAACTTAATAAACCCGGCTGAGCCTAGCATTGTCACGTCACTTAGCTCAATCGTTGTAGATGTTGCAGTAATCGTAGTTGATAGCGTAGCAGTTGTTGAATTAGTGTTACCTGATTGGCGGTTAATCCATATTTGAATTGGACGGCCTTGAGCGTTTTTGTTAGGTATAGTGATGTATGTAGACTCACTGATACGTGTGATGTTGATGTCTACTTGGTTTTGACCTGTGCCCGTACGCACCACTTGATCTAGTAAGTCAATGGTTTCGGTAGGTAAGGCATACATAATCTGCCCTTGATTCAAAGGGATCTCGCCTTGTTCTACAGTCCACAAGTTAATGCCACGGTTAGCCCACTCAATAGTAAGCAAGTTTAAGCTACGACGTGCGGTTCTTAAGTCGTAACCCGTGCGTAACTCTGAGCCGCAGCGCTCAAAACTCTCTTCTATGATATTGTTTATATCTAAATTAAAAGAGGATGTACCTGACGTTGCTGTGTTTAAAGCCATATAATCCTTACCAAATAAATACTACTTCTACTATACCCAAACTAATGATAAGGTAGTTGTTCTCTTCTATAAGCTCATGTTGCATCCCTACAGCAAACCCACATATATAGCTTAAGCTGTAGAATTCCATCACTTTATTTTCCTACTTCGGCTAACATCTTTACGTCGCCACCCTTTTTATACTCGGTTACGAACTGAGGCTTATCCTTACGTACAATGGTCTTACCCTTAGCCCCAGGCATTTTATCAGCTTTCATGCAACCCATTCCGCGTGACGGTCTCATTATCTCATCCCACGCCTTGCGGCAGCCATTTGTTGCATACGACGTTGTGCTGCTTGTCGTGGGTTTTCTTTCTGAACTGGTTGCGATACAAAGGGGTTTACTCCCGGTTTTGGTTGTTGTTGCTGTTTTACTGCGTTCTGAATTGCTGAACGGAACCCACCCATTTGAGGTTGTTGTACTGCTGGTTGTGCTACTGGTTGTGCTACTGGTTGTTGTTCTTGTGGCATTCCGCGAAGCATTGTTTGAAACTGTTGCATCATTTCGTTCGACATTTGCGGCATTTGCGACGGCTGAACTGCTGGTTGTAGCATAGGTTGTCTAGCCACGGAGTACTCATTAGGAGCAGGCATTTGCCCACCCATACTACCAGGCATTTCTCGTCCAACAGCGTCGTAGATTCCAGCGGCTGGTCTGATATACGGGTTGGTCATCTCACCTTGTTGCAATGCTTGGCGTTGTAAATCACTCATACCACTTAAACCGCCCATCTGACTGGGTTGACCTTTACCACCACCTAAACCTGCTGCCGCTGCGCCTAACGGACTAGGTGGTTGCATTGTTGGTACGGGTAGTTGTTCATTGTTCATCATGTTACCGATGTATGGTTGTGCGTATGCGGGCACGTTGCTCGGTTTTGGGAACGGATATTGTGCTGGTTGACCTTTACCGCCACCTAGTTGGGGTGGTTGGGGTTGCATTGGTTGTAAGCCACCCATCGCTGCACCTAATGGGCTAGGTTGTGGTTGTTGCACTGGTTGTTGTGCAGGGTTTGGACGGCCTTTACCGCCACCCAATTGAGGACGTTGCTGTTGTTGCGGTTCCTAATCATACTTACGTGGGCCGAATGATACCCGATGTCATTTAAAAAACTCTTTGCCCATCCGGGCCTGCCCACTAACGTGATTGCTTGACAGCCTTGACTCTTGCCCCAGCGAACTACGTCTTTTTCAAGCTCTATTATTGTTTCCATATTACCACCGGCTAAAAAGCAATGTATCACTTTTTTCCTAGGATATACAGTAATCTGTGTAATAACCGCTGCATCTTTTGCAGGCCACAAATGTAAGTCACCCATTGCCACGCCATCAGCAATATCTATTATATTAAACGTACCATTAGAATACTCTAATGCGTCTTCAAGCCACTGCCTACATCGTTTAAACTCTGGAACCCATTCGGGTTCTACACCATCTACTTCATACGAAGTATAGTCTACGAATATCAAATCATACGGCCCCGTGTTTTACCACGTTGTGCACAACCATCAGCGCGAGACGATACTGAACCGCCTTTTTTGTATGGACGTGGTTGTATATCTCTACCCTTAGAATCTTTTGGAGGACCGTCGTTTTCGGCTTCCGGTGGAAGTTTAGGGGTAGGTTTCTTTACTTTTGGTGTAGGTGTTGCAGACCCGTTGTCTACTTCAGCTTCCCAAGCTTCTATTTTCTTAGCCATATTTAACACATCTTCCCGCGGGTTTTACCGCGAACTTCAATACCACCGCCACGAGCATATTTAGCGCAGCCACCAGATTTCATCTTTTTAGCTTCTTCCATCTTCTCGCCTTTAGCATACTCAGATGGAGTAATTTTGCCAGCTTTAATAGCCTTAGCTTCTTTGACTTCTTCGCCGTAAGTTTCCTTACCTTTGAAGAGTTTGTTTAATTTAGATTTAGCCATGATAGCTCCTTGTTAACATTTCCAACGTTTTAGTGATGCTGCTTTGCGTGTAGGCTTGCCATTCTCGTCTTTCATTGGGCCTGGCATACCTGACATACGGGCACAAAACGATTTCTTGCGAGGGCCACCTTCTGGCTGAGGAGCTTTCAAGTTAGACCCTGTTGCTGCATTGTATTTTGCACGTCCTTTGGCGGTAAGTCCAGCACCTTGCGGTACTGGTAATTTCTCACCACGACCAACTGCTAATGATGGACCGCCTTCTTTAAACTTCTTGCCCTTGTCCGCTGCATTAAACTCTTTCGCTACTTTTGTAGGAATACCCACCTTCTTAGCAAATTTAGGGTTATGAGCGGCCGCAGCCATCAGCTTAGCTTGAGGTTTACTCTTGCTCGGCATCTTCCACTACCTCTTTAACAGGCGCGTCTTTTTGAAGTTTAGCTTTGCGAACATCTTTAACTTCTGCTTTAGCTTCAGGTTCTTTTTTGTCGCCCCAGCCATTTTCATTAATTATCATAGTAATTTCCTATCCAAATAGTTTATGTGCGAATTGAGTGACAAGAGCGCCAAGCGCACCGCCGGCACCACCAACCATCATCAAGACTTTCCAACCACCGCGGGCTTCTGCAAGGGTTGAATTAATGTCATTAAGCGTAGCTTTAATTGATTCCATATCCTGGACCAATTTATCCATATCAGCTTGTAGATGTTTAATCTCAGTTTCATGTACCGCTAGCTCTCGTTCTACGCTCATTATGCAGTTCCATTATTCTTTATTAACACAATATTAAAGAATGCACTAACCGAGTTATTTACAGCAATACCAATGGCTGAAGCACCAATACAGTTTTTTTCTGCTACTGCAATAGGGTACGTAAAGTCGTAGGTAACAGAGCCGTTATTTAGTGTAGACACAGCAGCGAC